AGATCGGGAGGCAATACGTAGTCGGTCATCGTCCCACCCCATAGCGCCGGTCAAGTTCTTCAAAGATGCGGCGGTTGTTCTCTTGCAGTATGCCCGGCAGTGCCGATTGCAGATCAGCCGTCGCGCCTCGTGCGTCGATATTGTACACCGGCGCGACAGTCATACCGCCCATCATTGCGCCATTCGGCACAATGCCACCCGATGAGCCGGGCACAAACAACTCTGGGCCACGCTCGCCGACGATGTACGGACGGCCAGCGGACACTGGGCCGCCAGAGGCGCGTCCTTGAATCGAACTAATTGCAGCCTTTGAGAAGTTAGCAAGAAACCCAGTCCCGCCCGTAAACATACCGAAAAAGGCGACTAGCAATTGCTGCGATATGATCTGCGCGAGCATCTGCCGAATCATATCGACAAAGCCTTTAAGCATTCCGCGCAGTCCGTCTTGGAATGGATCAAACAAGAAAGCCGCGAAGGATTGCTGCATTTGTCGTGCGGCTTCTTCAGCGAATACTGTAAGTTGCGTTAGTTTTTCTTTTGCGCCAGGAATAATTTCTCGCTTTCCTGTAACTTCTACTCCAGGCAAAATCTCGTCTATCTGTTCCATCATGCGAGCAGTTGCGACTTCTTGGCTAATAAGACCAGAGCGCAACAATCGATCAATTGCTTGCTCAAACTCTACAAACCCGGCAAGTGTTTTTTCAGTAGACGTCATCGTCATTTGATTTAGACGATTGAGTTCTGCTGCGGCTTTTTTTGTTTCTTCTGCTTTCCTTGCCTCTTGCTCTTGTAATTTTTTCTCAAGTTCAAGTCGGCCACGAAGAACGGCAGAATAAGCCTCCATTCTATCTTCTTCTGTTGCCATTGACTTAAAGCGGCCACGCCTTCCGCCCTCACCCTTGCCACGTTGCGAAGGGTCTACCGGCTGCGCCAACACGCCCAAGTCTCTGCCAACTTTAGTGACCGCACGTGCTGCATCTGCTGCAAACTTTATGACCTCTGTAAACCCGTTTATCAAAGTTGTGGTAAACGAATTAGCAGCAGCGACAAGAGCCGGGTCTTTTAGCGCCTTGTTGAAATTATCAAGTGCGCGCTGCCCTTCCTCTGTTTTCTTCGCAGCCTCGGTAATCTTGCCAAATGCACTAACGAGGATTGAACCAGTTAAGAGACCAAACGCAAGGTTTACCGCCTTCGCCGTCACCTTCGCGGTACGCTCGAGCGTCTTCATGCTTCGCATCGCCGAATTGATCGCGGCTTGCGTGCGATCAACTGCGGTGATTGTTACTTGTGCTTGCGCCATGATCGCTCCTGGTCGTCCGCTTCCATCTTGCAAGCGGCTAGAAGGTGATAAAAGTCGGCCTCTGTCATGCTGAAAATCTGTTCTGGAAGGACGGACAACCGGAGGGAAAGGGCATAGACCGCCCTAAGTTGTCCGTCCTCCATCATTTTTTTTCGGCATCCTCCACGCTTTGCGGCGTGTCGTTCATCGCAGAAACGATCTTGGCGATCACCTCTGGGTCGTAGTTGTTCAGCAGTTCGATTCGCTCGGCCTTGCTGAACACCCGCCGACCCTCGACATCTCGCGCTCGGACAATCAGCGTCGTCGCCATTGCCTCAAGATCGAGCACCGTGGCATCGCCTTGCTGCTTTGCGAGCAGGAAAATCTCCCGCCGCTCGGCCAAGGTCATATCGGGCCAGTAGTAAATCGTGGTGTTCCATTCTGGAACCACGATAGGGATCAGAGTCTCCGGCGTACGCCGGTCGGCAAACTGTGATTTTGCCTGCTCTTTCCAGTTCATAAACCCTCGCTATTATGACGTCGCCGCCGTGAGTGCGCCGTTGCCGATGAAGTTAAAGGTGATCTCTGTGATCGCACCGCGCTGGACATTGCGGGTGATCTCGGTCACGAGCGCATTGCCGCTGTAGCGGGTAGCGCCAGAGCCGACACCTTCTGGGGCCAGCACCAACGCCACGTTCGAGCCGGGAGCCAGCGCAACCTGTCCGCTCGTGTCGGTCTCATCCCAAAACGCCGTTACCGTGCCGTTCCACGACTTGATCGCGGTCACGTTGTACGTCTTGTCAAGATCGGACAGCGTGGTGTCCTCGGCATACTCTGCCGTCTGCGTGAACGAAAACGAGGTGACTTCTGCGACCGTACTAGCCGAGACCCTCACCAATCCTTCTGAACCATGATGATTTGCCATAACTCCTCCTAACTAATAATAGTGCCCGCGTCGGTTTCTGCCGTGCGGTACACAACCCGAAACTGCATACGTGCCGACCCAATCGGGGCATCCCCGCTGAAGTCGAGCGATATCTGCGTGTCGATTAACACGCAATCTTTTACCACTGCGCCAAGCGTATTGTCCGCACCGATGGCGTTCTCTACGCTTTCGCACAGTCTATCGAGCCGGTCGTCCAAATAGTCCGCATCTCGCGCCACGCACTCAATCACAACATTCAGTTCGCGGTCGAACTTTCTGGGATACGTTAGCGTCGTCTGCGCGACGGTTTCGGTGTTGGTATATACCAGCGCCATAGAAACCGTGTCGGCTGGGATCGGATAGACACGCGACTTACTTACCGTGTCGGCTACTGCCGCATTCGTCAGAATCGTGACGATGCTATCTCTGATCGTTTTGCGTGCGTGCGCCATTATGGGTTGCCCGTCTCAAGTAGGATAAAGCCGCCGTTCTCTTGCAGCATATTCGTGCCGTCTTGCAGCAGAAGATTGTTTTCCTCTGGTGCCTCAAGCCCGGTCGTTACCTCAAGCGTCAGCACCGTTACGCCAGTGCCGTCTGCCTTGAAGTTGCGAACGATGTACTTGTCACAGTCAATAAAAAGCAGATCGCCAAGTGCAGGCTTGCAGGGTAGCGCAGCCGTGGGGATCGTAAAGATCGGCACGCTGCTGCTGAATCCTGCCTCCGCGACATCGACGATCTGATAAGCGTTGTCGAATATACCGACGATGCTAAACCGTGCGCCCTTGTTTTTGTAGATGGCCGCCACGCCCCAATCGGCTGCGGCGAACATCGAGCGTCTGTCGAAGTCGCTCTCGAAAGTCACGCGGGCGCGCTCAAGTCTGTAGTGGCCTCAAGTACCAGCACGGTCACGCCAGTGCCATCCGGCTGTATTTCGCGAACCGTGTAAATGTCCTGCCCGTCGATGATCTTGTCGCCCTCCGCCGAGTCTTTCGGCATTGATGCGCTCGGGATCGTAAGCGTCATGCGCTCCGATGCGAACTCCGGCTCGGCTACTGCGACAGCCTGGTATGGCGAGTCGAGAATACCGCGCACGTTAAACCGCGTCTTTCCGCGTCGGTAGATAAGGTCGGTTGCAGCGTCCGAAAAGAACGCTCTGGTATCTGAACTGCTATAAACCGCCATATCTCACCGCCCACATTTCGCTCGTTGCGGTTGGCCCTAGCCGCGATACGTCGCCAGAGAATATCGACCTAAAGAGCCGATCCCACTCGTGATACGGTCTCGCAGACGGGTGAAGATTCACGCCGTCCCAGTAAGTCGGATAGTCCGCCGCAGCAATCACTATCGTTCCACGACACACGCGCTCAAGTTCTTTCAAGCCGGGAATTATATCCGGCTCAAGAACGTGCTCGATCACGTCAATACACGTGACGACATCAAATGACTGATCCTTAAACGGCAGTGCAGTAATGACCGCGTTATGTACACCATCGCCGCACAATTCCGGCACGGCTTCAGTGCCCATCGCATCGAATCCCATCTTGCGCGCTGCGGTTAATAGTTCGCCGCGCCCGCAACTGACATCGAGAAGTGAACCCGACAACGTATCCAGCACAGAGACCACCGGAAAAAGCCGGTCGTCTGCCATGCCATAGTGCGAGTATTTCTTATAGACCTCGCGGTACTTCTCAATCTCTCTTTGGCGGGCGTCCACGTTTCTTTTCCGGTGAGAATACTTCGGTTAAAAAGTCTTGGCGAACATACTGCACGGCCATCTGCCGCCCAATGAGCCATCGCCCAAAGCCATCATCGACATCTACCACACGACCGCGCTCTAGAGTTTGGCCGTTGTAAAGTCTTGACCGGATCATTTCGACTTTCATAAACCTTGAAACACCTTTGTTAGACAACCGGACGCCACACGAACCTTCTCGGGTTCTTTCATGTAATCACGAACCTTGACCCACGCTTGTATGTTTGACACGCCATCCTCGACGCGCAGATCGCCATTTTTGCTGTGCCAATATCTGCGGCTCGTCATGTAGTTGTCGCAGCCGCAGATGTAAATCTGCTCGAATCCAAGATACTCGGCAATCCATACGGCAGTGCCGCCGCTGAATCCGAAGTCTGGGCAGATGCCAGACCAAATATCGCACGCATCTTTGTGGTGCGAAATCACCGGAGCGTGACCGTTCAAGATCGGCCACAGTTCTTTGTCTTGGTAAACGATGTAATCCAAATTAAGCAAGAGAGCGTGTTGGTTCACTCCAACCAACACGCCCTCTCGCAGTAGCAAAGGCCGCACCGCCTTGAGGTCATCCACCAAAGCGGGGCCACCACCGAGGACAGCACAACGCTGCCCCCGGTGACGCCCTTGATATGCGGCTAGATCAATCACTCTTAGGTCGTGACGATCTCGTTGCACTCGGCGAACGACTCGGGGTGACGCACCGCGAAGTCGCAGTCGTGGAACGCAACCACGCGAACCGTACCGGCATTGCTGCCCGTGTACTGGTCAACGAGGATGTCGATGCCCGACCACTGGCCGATCAGCAACTCGCTCCAGACGCCGAAGATCATCGCCGACAGGTTGCTGCCCGAACCCTTCGTGAGGTTCGACGGCATCTGCTGGGAGACGACAATCGGGTAGCCGTAGAGGTTGTTGACATCGGGGCCGAGGATAAAGTTGCCTTCCACGCCAGAGGTCTGCTTGCCGGTCGAGGCCAACTTCGCCTTGACCTGGCCGTTCGTCAAGAACGCAGCGGCACCGTTGAGCGCGTTGTCGATATCGACTTCACGCACAAGGCTCGTCACCATCGCCCACGTAGGCGCACCGCCGTTCGTCCCGAGCGTCACCGAGCCAATGCCCGATGTGTTCAACACGCCGGTCGGCTTGTTGCTGCCCGAGCCAGCCACAGCGGCACCGTCCATCGCCACCGCAATCGAGGAGGCCAAGTCATTTCGGACGAGGTTCTCGATGTCGAGCGACGACTGGAGCATCAAGCGACGGCTGATGTCCACGTATGCACCGAGGGTCTTCGGCGACATCGTGACTTGATCAAACGCCGGGGCGTTGGTGCTCTCCGTCGGGGCAGTGTTCTCAGCAACCCAGTAGGCGGCAGAGGCTGCGGTCTTACGCGGGATGGCGACGTTACCGTTCAAGCCCGTGAGGAACTGCGCGCCGAGGGTGTTCAGCACCATCTTGTTACGCAGCACGTCGATGAACGAAGCAGCCAGCAGATCGGTGGCGACGGTGTTACCCGCCTTCGCCGTGCCGGAAGCAGTCGAGGTCGTCAGATCGCGCTTGTACAGCACATCGACCGGAACAAGCAGACCACGCGAGGTGCGGCCTTCCTTCTTCGCAGCAGCCTCGGACACCTCAAACTCGAAACGCGCATCGTCCTGCGCGC